CGCGGGGCATACTTAAAAATGCAGAACAAAAACTAAAGGCATCGGGCGGGCTTGGCGTTGTTGAAAACGAAAACAACGACACGAAAACAAGCACATGGACAAATGGCGCAATAACCGCAAACATGTACAAAAATGGCGGTTATGCAAAAGGCGTAATTGAAAGCCCGCACCAATTAAAGACGGAGCAAATAGCGGAATTGAGACGGTCGTTTATGTCTGTTTTGCAGGACTACCAAAACACATCCGGTATCCCTGTTTTGGGGCATGGCATGACCTATAAGCAGATTTCTATGTCTCCAAAGGATGCCGAATATATCGCAGCATCCAAAATGAGCATATTAGATGTTTGTAGATATTACGGAGTGCCGCCGCACATGGTTGCGGAAATGGGCAACACGGCGTACAGTAACATCGAGCAACAGGCTATTGAATTTGTCCAAAATTTAGTAAGGCCAAAGGCGAAACTTAGAGAAACGGAAATGAACCGCCGTATTTTAAGGCAGTCGGACAAAGGGCGGTTTTTTTACCGATACAACCTTGACAGTCTTTTGCGGGGGGACACGGCGGCGCGTGGTGAATACTTGGTTAAGATGCTACAAAATGGCGTTTATAACATTGACGAGGCGAGGTCATTTGACAACATGAACCAGTTGCCCAATGGATTAGGCAAAGCACATTACAGGCCATTAAACATGGTAGAAGTGGGCGTAACGCCCGAACCGACAACACAAAACAATGACCCATTAGCAACGGGCGCAAACGATACAGACAATGGAACACCGCAAGCAGGAAAATAAAGATAAGACCACGACAGCCGAAAATATAAACGTTCGCTTTTTTGACATCAAACACCGATCAGAGGAGCGCATGGAGGGCGAAAAACCTAAAAAGGTTATCGGCGGGCTTGCATCGGTGTATGATAAATATACCGATATGGGCTGGCACTTAGAAGTAGTGCGGCGCGGTTTTTTTGATGAAATAGACACAACGCAGACGGCGGCACTTAAAAACCACGACCCTAACTTGATTTTAGGCCGCACTGCAAACGGTACGTTAAAATTGACCGACACTGCAGACGGTTACGACTACGAGGCAATTGTGCCAGATACGCAGGTAGGGCGCGACACATACGCAGAAGTAAGCGGCGGTTATATTTATCAGTCGTCTTTTGCATTTACAGTAAAAGAAAGGATTTGGCGCGAGGTTGATCGATCGGAATTATCCGGAATGGTTGACGAAAAGATATTGGATCGTATTTCGTATGGCGGCAAAGTTGACATTAGGGAGCTAGTAAAAGGCGATAAACTTTACGACGTATCACCCGTGACATTTCCAGCATACGGCGAAGCAACAAGCGAAGCCCGCAGCCTAATTGAAGAAAGGAACGCTTTTTTAGGCAACAAAAGAGATATTGACGAACGCGCAAAAGTAAAGATTGAGATTGAAATAGATACAAGCGACACCGAAAGCGATGAGCCGGAAACACCAGAAATGGACGGCGAAACAACAGCAAACGCACGGGACGCAATAAATAAGAATTTACGCCTCCGCATGGCAATTGCGAAGGGCAATACATTAACGCAAATAAATAATTAAACTATGTCAGCATTACCCAATTTTCGGGAATTGAAGCAGAAACACGATGCCGCGCTAACTGCCATGCAAGAGGCCGTTACAGAGCAGAGCAAACCAGGTCTTACAGAGGCACGGTTAAAAGAGTTGGACGACCTTTTTGAGCGAGCCGAAAAAGACCAAGCCGAAACATACAAACTTTTGCAACGTGCCGAACAGGTCGCAAAGATTGAAAAGCAAGGCGCGGAAGAGTTCATGGAAGAACGCGAAAAGCAAGAGTTTGAAAACGGGACGACAAAACACAAGCGCGCTAAAGAGGCCGAAAATGCCGAAAAGTTGGACATTTTCGCACGTGCAATGCACTTGGGTGTTTCAAATTTGAGCGACCAAGAGCAGCGCGCATTTAAGGGTATGGCCGTAGAAACACGTGGCACGTCAACACAGATCAGCGGAACGGCTGGATTGGGCGGATACCTTGTGCCTGTATTACTGCAAAACGAGATTATTAAGTTGATGAAACTTTATAGCGGCGTTTTGCAGGTTGCTAGGGTTCGCTATACAGCGGGCGGCGGCCAAATTACATTCCCATCACGAAATACCACAGGCCGTAAGGCGGTCAAAACATCTGAAAGCGGTTCAATCGCAGTACAGGACATCACATACACGCAGGTCGTTATGGATGCTTACAAGTATACCGACGCGCTAAAGGTTTCTTGGGAGTTGCTGCAGGATAGCGAGTTTGATATTTTGGCAGAATTTACCGACGCATTTTCAGAATCGTTTGGCCGTGCGGCAAATGATAGCCTAACATTAGGCGATGGAACTGGCGATCCAAACGGTATTGTAGTTGCATCTACTTTAGGCAAAACAGCAGCATCGGCAGCGGCCATAACTTTAGGTGAATTGATCGACCTTTCGCACGAGGTTGACCCTGCCTACCGCAGCTCACCAGCATGCGGCTATATGATGAACGACAAACTTTTGGCGGTCATTAAAAAATTGTCCTTGGCCGCTACCAATATGGGCGCGGGTACATGGCAGCCATCGTTCCGTGACGGCGCACCTGCTACTATTAACGGTTTCCCTTATTGGGTAAACCAAGACATGGTATCAACTATTGCAACCGCAACAAAAACCGTTCTTTTTGGCGATTTCTCAAAATACAATGTTCGTATCACTAAAGATATGACCATTATGAGAAACGACGCACTACACATGGCTACGGGCGAAGTTGGATTTTACGCACATGCCCGTTGGGATGGTGAATTGTTTGATACAACCGCCGTAAAGCACTTAATTCAAGCGTAATTATGAAAATTCAAATTATTGAATCATGCGCAGGTACGGATTTTGTGTATAGTCGCGGCGAAGTTATCGAAAGTGACGACGCTAAAGCGGTTACGCACCTTAAAGACTTGGTTAAAGCGGGACATGCTGCCGAGTTGAAAGGCGACACAACAGAAAGAGCGGTGCGAGACACGGCAAAAATAGAAAAGCGATAAAATGCAGCAATATCAGGAATCCTCATTAAAGATCACTTACTCGAATGATGTTATATTGTCAGTTGACGATATGAAAAGGCATTTGCGCGTAACTGGTAATGATGAGGATTCTTTGATTGAAATTTACTTGAAGTCGGCAATGAGGTACGTGGAAAACTACACACGTCTTTTATTGCTTGAAGGCACAGCGCAACAGGTTTTTACACTGCCAATGATGGTGTCTAGTACTCAATTTTTAATTACAGGATCGACATTGATTAATAATCAGTATTTGTCCCTTGGAATTGGTAACGCTATTTCGGTAACTAGCATAACATGTAACACGGAAAGCGACCTAACGACGCAAAAGGCAATAACAAGCACTTATAAACTGCTTGCAAATATGAACAAGCCGCGTATTTACGTACCGGACGGGTTGATATTTACAGACAACGTAGCACCGTACCAAATTACGGTTTCTTATACGGCGGGTTTTGCTGAATGTGATATACCAAACGATATTAAAGTTGCTACAATGCTAGTTTGTGCCGACATGTACGAAAATAGGATTAATTCGGTAAAGCAGTTACCAACAGCAGCCGAAATACTCCTTTCTCCTTATGTAGTCAATCAGGGGGTATAAAATGCAGCGGAACAAAAAAGAGACGATTGGGACGCTAGACAACTTGGTGACAATCCAGCGAAAAACAATAGTAGAAAATGCTTTTACTGAAAGGGTAGAGACGTGGAATGATTTACTATGCGTTTGGGCGGGTGTTGAATATCCACTAACAGGAACGAGCGAAGGTTACAACGACGGACTTATTACCTATGTCAGATCAATAATTTTTGAGATTAGGCAAACGGACATAAAACCGTCCGATAGGATTGTTTTTGATAGTATGTTTTTTGATATTAACAGCATTGAAAAAAGCAGACTAACAGGGCGTTATAAAGTTCATTGTTCATCAGCACGATAAAAAATGGAATTTGCAGCAGAAACGGCACGGGAAATAAACGCTTTAATGCGTGAATTAAGGGGCGTTAGCGATAAATGCAAAACGCAAACTTCGCGTATTTTGGGCAAAAACGCACGGCCAATAATTGACGCGCTTTTTGCAGCATCACCACACGGCACTAAAATACACAAGCGGTATAAAAGTGCAGGTTTAAGTGGGCGTATTCGCGCTCCACGTGGCAAAGGTTCAATTGTAGCGATATACCGACCCGGCAACCTTGCAACTTCATTCAAAGCGTTCCGATTTAAGGGCGCAAAATTTAGTTTGCAAGTTGGCGCAAAGTTTCAGAAAGGTTCATCAAGTGGGGCATTTGGCCCCGGCACAGGCCGCAACGACGCATACTACACGCACATCGTAGAAGATCGTGAGCCATTTATCGAACCGACATGGAATAGAATGCAGCCAATTGTTGAGCGTGGCATAATTGCAGACCTAAAACGAGTAATACTTAGAGCGCAAAAGAAATGAACATACCTGCAATATTTAGGAAACTAATAGCAGACAACGTGGCGGCTTATGCTCGTTTTGCAGACAGGATTTATCCATTACACGCAAACGACGCACCGACATACCCGTTAGTTATTATTACACCTGTTAGCATTACGCCGTCAACTAACAAAATCGTACCGTCACAAGTTGATAATGTTAGTGTTCAAATTGATGTTTATTCCACGTCCTATGCAGATAACTGCACAGATGCGGAATTGGTCAGGACGGCGGTAGATATGGCAATTGGTAGTGTAACTTTTATGGGCGAAACTATACCGATGGACGGAATGCATTTTGAAAGCGGAAGCCAAGATTTTGCAGACATACAAGGGAGCAACGGGCAAATGAGGATTTACCGACATGTACACACATACGCGGTAAGGATTAAACGATAACAAAAACAAAAACAAAATATGTCAGACAGGTATCAATTCCTTAAAGATTACCCCGACCCGCTAAACCCTGTTAAGGTATTCAAGGCAGGAAGCACAGTCCGTTTGTCGGACGGCGACGGCGCGGCGTTAATTGCAAGCGGCACAGTTAAATCAATACCCGATTTTACACCGCAGCGTAAAAACGCACTAGCGTCGGGCGGCTGCACTCAATTAAATGAAGCGCAAAAGGATGCAATTCATGAAGTAATCAACGAATCAGTAACAAGCAATAAAAAAAAATAAGTCATGGCTACACTAGGCATTATAAACAGTAGGATAATGGTTATCAAAGTAGGCGCGTCGGTGGTTAGTTGCCTAACAGATGCAAGCCTAAGCATGTCGCAAGAGTTTAGAGACACTACATGTAAAGATAGCGGAGGGTTTAACAATATTTTGCCCGCAAAAAGAACATGGGAAATGTCCGGCTCTGCACTCTTTTCATACGACGGGACACTGACGTTTGACGACTTCTTTGCGCTATGGAATGGACAAACCAGTGCTACAATTGTATACGGAACAACCGTAACAGGTGATAAAATATACACAGGCACGGCATACCTTTCTAGCCTTTCAGCAAGTTCAAGCGGTACGGACGAAAATGTGACCTATGAATTTAGTTTAACAGGTAGCGGCACATTGACCGAATCTACAAACCCGTAATAATATTAAACATCATTTTGGGGATTATGCCATTTTGTGCGTAATCCCCAATCTTTAATCAAATACAAATGTTACAATATATTGATTTTGACGGCAAGCCAACGCCCATTTTGTTCGGTAACGCCGCGTTTTACCATTACGAAAAAAGGCATAAAGAAAGCGGTTTTGCTGCTTTTATGAAAGCCGTTCCACAGGATGAAAGCGGAAACTTTGACGTTAATAACGTGCAAATTTCATTCTTTGTAGATATTACAATGTGCGCTTTAATAGCAGGGGGCAATAAAGAAAGAAAGCCGTTCATGGGTATTGTTGACGACGTAGCGGCGTGGATGGAATACGATAACATGATAAAAATATTAGAAATGATAACGGACAGTTTGCCCCGCGAAAAAGCAAACGAAAGCACAACCGCCGAAAAAGAAGAAACAGAGGGGGAGAAATAGGTGTTGATTATTGGCAAAGTATGATTGACGCGGCGGGTTGGGTCGGTATGACAGAAAGCGAATTTTGGGAGACAACGCCGCGCTATTTTGTTGCCCGTGTTCAAGGCAAACAAAGAGACGACCGCGAAAACTGGATGCGTTCACGACAAACCGCGTATTGGGCAATTTTGCCGCACATGGGTAAAAAACAAATTAAACCCACAGCCTTGGGCGTTTTTGCATGGGAGCAAACAACCGCAAAAACGCTGGAATTAACACCGGATAAAAAGGCAGACATGGACAAGTTTAAGCAAATGGCATTAAATCTACTCGAAGCGCAACAGGATGGCTAATATAGCAGAATTAAATATAAGGCTGGGAGTTAGATACCGCGACTTTGATAGGTCAATGAAGCAGGTAGAAAGCCGTTTGCGTCAAACCGCGCAAGCGATAAACGGCGTTGCAGATTCTATGCTGCAAAGTTTTACCGCTCCGTTGGTTGGTATTGGCGCGTTAGCGATTAAGGCGGCGGGTGATTTTGAGGCATTGAAATTGGCCATGAATACCACAATGAAAGATGCGGGGTATTCAACAAAAGAGACTGCAAAAGAATTAGAGGAACTTAGGAAAGTAGCACTCGCACCGGGCATTGATTTGGAGCAAGCCGTTAAGGGTTCTATTGCTTTGCAGTCGGTTGGATTTAGTGCGGAAAGAGCGCGTAAAACATTAGAGCAACTCGCAAACGGAGTAGCGGCGGCGGGCGGTAGTGCACAAAATTTAGAGGGCGTTGTTAGGCAGTTTGCGCAAATGTCTGCAAAGGGCACGGTATTGCAAGAAGATTTAAGGGTAATTAAGGAAAACATGCCCGGCGTTGTTAAGGCTATGCGTGAAGCATTCGGCACAACAACGGCGGAAGGAATACGAAACGCGGGTATTTCGGCAGATCAGTTTATTGACGGAATTACCAAACAACTTGCAAAAAATGAACGTGTGCAAGGTGGTATAAAAAACGCAATTGACAACACACGGAGCGCAATTACTCAATTTTTTGCGGCTATTGGCGATGGGATAAATGAGGCGTACAATTTAAACGCGGTTGCGGGCGCAATGAGTGACAAGTTAGGGCAACTTGCAATGATGTTTAAAAACTTAGACCCCGAAACAAAAAAGAGCATTTTTAACTTTGCCCTTTACGCGGCGGCGTTTCCTGTTTTGTTAAAAGGCATGGCGTTGTTGTACGGAGCAGGTCAGCAGGTTATTTCAGGTATTCGCCTTTTGTCGGGTGGTATCGCAAACGCAAGCGGGGCGGTATTAGGTTTTGCCGACAAGTGGACAAAGTTAAGCGCGGTTATGAAATTTTCCTATGTTGGTGCGGCGGTTGCAATTGTGGCGGCGTTATACTTAGGTTTTCAAAAGTTGTCCGAAAGCACTGAAAAGGCACTGCATACAACGCGACTACTTGAAAGCGTTGAAAAAGATGCAAACGCGCAAATAGGGGAGCAAAAAGTAAGGGTTCAAACGCTTATTGGTGTTTTAAATGATGAAAACCGCACTAAGCAAGAAAAAATATCAGCACTTGATACTTTAAATCAAATAAGCCCCGAATATTTCGGAAATTTAAAGTTAGAAAATGGTCAGGTAATTGGCTTAACAGCATCTTACGACGGATATATAAATAACCTGTTAAGGGCGGCGCGGGCAAAAGCAGCCGAAGGCAAACTGATTGAGATTGACCAAAAAAAGGCCGAGGCTCAAAAGGAATTATTAAGACTGCAAAAGGCAGGTAGCGGCAATTTTCAGCAGTCAACAGGCGGGTTGGGTAGTGTAACAGCATTTGAGCAAGGTGCAAGCAGCGCGCGTAATCAAAATATAAGCGAGGCGGCGCGGGCGGTTAGCGCATTGGAGCAAGAAGAAAAGGCATTAAGGGGCGTTATTGAGGCAAATTTAGACCTTACACCAAAACTAAAGGCAACAGCAAAAGCAAATAACGGAGTTGGCGAAAGCGCGGCAGGGGCGGCAAAAGACACTAAATCATTATCGAGCGTTTTTAAGGAAGTAACGACCGACATAGCAAACATAAATAAGCAAGCGGCGGCGTTAGGCGCGACAGGCGGCGAAGATCATTTCAATGATTTTGCAAACGGAATTGAGCGCGGTATTGGTAAACTAATCGAGGCGGGCGCAAAAGTTGACGGCAAAGAAATTGAAGCGTTAAAAAAGTTGGCGCGCGAAGGATTAGGGAGTAGATTAACAGCACCGGAACTACTACCAACAGCCGCAACGCCGGAAAGCGTCGGTACAAGATCGGCAGCAATTCCAGATGTAAGTATTGGGTACGACGAGGCAAAACTAGCAAAGTTTCAGTCAGATTCGATGTTGATCGGCGAAACGCTTGCGCAAATGAAATTAGGCACAATTTCAGCAAGCGAGGGTTTTGCGATTATAGACGAGGTAATGTCTAAGACAAACGAAAACTTTTTCCTAACAGGGCTTAGGATACAAGAAATGACCTTTTCGTTTCAATTACTAGGAGAGGAATTTAAGAAACTTGGCGAGCAATTTTTAGTGGGAGGCGAAGCACAAAAGGCGATATTTGATGCAGTTGGAGCAAGTATAGCGAAGTCAACAAATGAAGGGAGCGTAAACATGAAGAATTTTGCAAAGGAGGCAATTGCAAGTTCTATTAAAGTGGCAAAAGCGTACGCGGTGCAGGGTATTTTTGCGGCGGTATCTAATGCACTAAAACTACCTTTCCCAATTAATTTAATAGCAGCGGCGGGCGCGGCAACGGTTGCGGGTGCATTGTTAAACGGTTTGGCCAACAAGATTTCAGCACCAAAGTTGGCAAAGGGCGGTTTGGCATACGGCGAAACATTGGCAACCGTTGGAGATAACCCGAACGCAGGAGTTGACCCCGAAGTTATCGCGCCATTATCCAAATTGAAGGATATTATGGGCGGCGGCGCGGGTTCGGTAAATGTGGGCGGCACGTTTAGGATTAGAGGCGAAGATTTGGAATTAGTACTCGAAAAAGCACAAACAACAAAAAGGAGGCGTTACGGCAAATAATGGCAAAGAGATTCTCTAGTACATTCTATTCAGCAAAAAGCGTTTTATACGTTGTTGAAATTTGGGATTCTGCATATAGCGGAGCGGTAGAGGAATTTACTATTTCGGGTAATAATTTTCAGTTGCAGCAGTCGGGTTCGGGCGAAAAAATACTAAACCACATGTCGCCTACGAGTTGCCAATTTGATTTTTTTATACAAAATACAACACACGAGGGGTTAATTACGGATTTAATCGACGCAACAGAAGGGCGTTTTACTATTGCCATATTCCAAACCACAACAACAAACCTATATTGGGCGGGGCAAATTGTAGCAGACATTGGAAGTATTGAAGAGGCGTATTATCCGTATGCGTTTACTATTCGAGCGACGGACGGCATAGGGCTACTTAAAACAGTGGACTATAAAGACACGGGCGGCGCATATACGGGCAAAGACAGAACGATTGACGTTATAAAAAGGTGCTTGAAAAAACTGCCTTATGTGGCTGTTCATTACACAAGTTCAAGCCCTTTTGTATCTACTATATTGGATGTTTGGGCTACGGGCATGACAAATATAAGTAGCGGAACGTGCGCTTTATATCAGTCCTATATAGATAACTCCGTCTGGCAGTCCTACGATAAAGGAGTTGAAAAGTACACAAATTGCTACGATGTAATTGATAACATATTAAAGCCGCTCTTTGCTAGGATAACGCAAAGGAATGGTATTTTTTTAGTTGAAAATATATTTTACCGTACTGAAACATCGGTAATACAACGCACGTATTCGAGGGACGGAGGTTTATTGGGTGCGGGCAACTATACCCAAATTTCGGACATAAATCAAACCGATTCGGGGGCATTATTAGCAGGGGCGCAATATGAGTTTTTCCCCGGACTTGCAAAAGTACAGCATACGTACAAGTCAAACACGCGGCGCAACTTTTTAGAAAGCGCAGGTGCGCTAAACGATACAAGTACGTTATTAGATATAGAAAAACCGATAAACGCAAACGGAGGTAGTTCTACTTTGCGGCTAACGGGCAATGTCGTACTTTCTTTGCAGTCCCTAATACCGGACGGCACTTTTATGTCTCCATTTGAGCCGTTTTGTATTATATTTAGAATAAACTTATTTTTAGATACCGTTGGTTTGTCGCGGCAATATACCGTACTGCCAACCTTTCAGGTAAATTACGGAGTAACGGAATGGGCTGCTTCTCCGGGGTTCTTTATTGCGCTTCGCATTGATAACGCGGCGTTTTTAGTGAACACAACAAGCGACGTTTTTACATTTACGCAGGGCATTGATATTATGACCCCGGTAATGCCCGAATCATGCGAGGATTTTAGCATCTCTTTTGATGTTGCATCTATTCAAAAATATAGCGGCGGTACTTACAATTTAGCAGATTTTGAAATAGGGTTTCAGTTGAACGATCAATGGTTGGAAGTGTACAGTTATGGCAATCCTGCAATAACAGAGGATGAGGTTGAGTATGAGACAATAAACACGACCAATACAACTAACACCGCGACAATAGAACAAGATTCATTGATTGGAACGTCGTCAGACCCTAACAGTTTGGGCGCGTTATGGGTTAAGCCTGCATCAGATTTTGTATTAGCGAATGTTTGGCAAACAGGATCGGCAACACCAAATACGCTACTCGAGCAACTTGTTACAAAAATAGCAATGTCGGGGCAATACGCACCGACCAAGCGGCTAAATGGGGTTTTATATGGAACGATAGATAAGTTGGCGCGGGTTTTATGGGAGGGCGAATATTATCTATTTTTGGGCGGCACGTGGAACGCGGATATGGATGAATTAACGGGCGATTGGGTTCTACTTAGATACGATGTTGATTTTACACCATCCGCACCAATTAAAAAACTAATCACAAAGCCCGGAACACCAACGCACCCAACTTCGAACGGCTTAGGTGGCGCAACATACGATGTATTAGCAAGCCCACCAGCCGCAATGCTTTACCCAGTTGCGGCCACCACGAGTTCGGTTGCTATGTTGCCCGGTGCAATTACAACACTACCAATAAGCGGAACGGCCACAGACGGAGATTTTTATATAGGCGATACAGTTACAATAGTAAACCCGCTAACGGGTGAATTTACAAACCTAACAGTAACAGCAAATAGTGTCGCGGGTGACACATCGGTAGCAGTTAGCGGCACTTTGCCGGGGCAATATCCAGCCAACGCCCCGATTATCAAAAAGCCCAAAATAGGCGGTTCGGATTTGCCGCCTTTAGGTAGTCCGTTACAGGTTTTACAGGTCAATGCGGCAGGTACTGGATTGCAATATTATAGCCAAAGCCAACAAACGACGACAGGCATTGACTACACTTTTGCCTTACCTGCAAAACGTTGGGCGGTTGCGGTATCAATCGAAAGTGCGGCGCAAACCATTACAATAGGCAAAACAAGCGGCGCGGGTGATTATAGTACATTAGATGTAGTGAGCGGTGAACCAAACACGGTAACGCTATTTGTTTACGGCGGTGCAAGCGGAACGAATATATTTTTTGCGGGCATTTCGGTAAGTACCATTATAACGATTTTAACAGTATGAGAAATATTAAAGGCGAATACATGGCGGGCGGCATGGTTGGTGATTGTACTATAATTTTTACAGCAGAAGAAATGCAAAGCCCCGAATTTATAGCACCATTAAGCGTACTAAGAAAATTTATTGGTCAATCAGTAAAAGAAAAAAAGAATAATGAACAGGATAATTATACTATTAGTAGCGGCAATATTGCCCATGATTTTAATGGCACAACCAGCCGAGGTTGTAGCCAAAAAAATACGGGCAACTGAAAAACTGCAATTAAGCAATAAGACATTAACGGCAATAGTAGAATCTATTACCGTTTTAAGCACACACGCCCAAAGCCCAACCGCAAAAGCGGTATACGATTTAACAGCGGCAATGATAACTAGCGTATCTACTAACGCCACGCTATCAGGTAACGGTACGGTTGGCGACCCATTGGGCATAGCACAACAAAGCGCAACGTCGGGACAGGTGCTAAAATGGAACGGTTCGGCATGGTTGCCCGCAGCAGATGACAATACAATACAAACCCTTTCATACTCCGCGCCTAACTTGTCTTTAAGTTTGGGCGGCGG